CTGCTCTACTTTCGTAGAGATAGCTAGTTACTAGCCGTCTTCTGAATCAGAAGAAAGGATCCGAAATGAGTTACCGTAATGTTATTCAATCAAATGAATACCATAAATGGGAAACCTGGTCACGGAGTCGTTGGGGTAGTAGTAAATACTATACCAATTATGTCCATACCAGTCTCATTGGGATCAGGTCCGATGCTATTAGTACGCAACCGGACCTTTCTGGATCTTACTACTTGCCAACTCCTTACGAAGCATTTCGATGCTTCGCTACAGGAGAACCGTTTGCCTATGAAACCCAACATGGGTTCTGGGGCTGGGATGAAATTTCCGGCGTTGCGGCAAGTAGTGCGATAGTCAATGGCCATAGGTATGGGTGTACGAGCGTTGCTCCTTACAACCCAATAATTCCTATCAAAGTCAGATCGCGTTGTGCTTCTAAAGTACAAAACGCGATTCGAGACGTTGACATGGATATCGGCCAAACTCTCGGCGAAGCCGCCGAGACGTTAGGTTTTATTATGCTGACAGCAAAAAATGTGCTGAAAGCTCTTATCGGTATCAACAACTTGTTTCGAGGTCGTGTACCTCCAGGGGGATTAAGAATCCCCCCGGTGTACCACAGCCGCTTAGGTACTACACCTACGCGACAAGTTTTTAACGACGCTTCGTCAGCTTGGCTGAGTCTTCAATACGGGTGGAAACCCATGTTGAATGATATCTACCAAGCTATTGAGTTGCTTAAGAACGGAATTATCTCTCCGGACACATTTTCATTGGTCCGGATAAGTAGAGATACCGAGTTCAACGGCGACGCTTTAGAAGCGCAAAACGCTGCTATTAACGCAAAGGTCTTAGACCCTAGTGTTTGGAATAGAGGCGTAGAAATAGGTGTTTCGTTCGTAATAAACGACGAAACCCTGTACGGTCTTCAGCAGTTGGGTTTAACAAACCCTTTAGGAACTGCTTGGGAACTCGTACCGTTGTCCTTTGTAGTTGACTGGTTCATTCCAGTTGGCAACTTTTTACAGGCCCTTACTAGGCCTGTAGGACTACGATTTCAACACGGCTACGAGACTCATTTTGCAAACTTTCAAGCCCGGGTACAGTATGTACCTCAAGGTTATCACGCAGGCGTAAAACCCGTCGTGAGTTATAAGCAAAATGCGAGCCGGAGGTGGCCAACGGTCACCTTTCCAATTCCGGTCCCGTCCTGGGATCCGAAGCTCAATCTAAGCAAATATGCTTCGATTGCTGCTCTCATCAACCTTGCGCGTTCCTAACGTGCTTCAACGAATGGAGAATTCTTATGAATCTCAATCCTGTCACCCTAATGGATGACCAAGCAACGCCAGTTGGCACCGTATACAACCCTACGGGTGGTGTCGACTCAAAAGGTGTTGCACGTCTTCGGACGAACGCAGACCCTATCATCGGGGCTGCGACACTTTCTTTCTCAGGCAAACCTGTAAAGAATAATACAGCGAAGTCTTTTGACGTTCGCACTTCCCAACCTCTTGTGACAACACAAGTGGATAGTAATGGGGTGGAAACCTATGAGGTGGAGCATAGTTTTTATGCTCACACGGTTTATACAATTCCTGATACTGCTACGGAGGCCGAAATTCGGACCTTCAAAGCTCGTCATGAATCGGCGTCTAATGAAACGACGTCGCCAATCATACACGCTTTAATTGTAAAGCGCGAATATGTTTGGTAAGATAGTCGCAAAATTGCGTGCTATCGTGTATAAACCCTCCGGCCTATTGGCCGTGGTTTCCGCTGCAATCCTAGCAGCAGCCGGCTTTTCTTATATCGAGATAACGAATATCCTCGCATATGAGTTGCCAGCTTTCCCCCAGGCCTCAATTATGATGGCCTAGGTATTACTCTCCAAAAGGAAGTTGCTAATGACAAACGTCAAACATCGGAAGAAAGGGAAACCCCCTTCCAATACCTTACCTCGTCATTTTGATAGTGGATCGTTTTGCAACGAACTCACTGTCTTAATACAGCAGTACGATTCTTTTAAGGCGCAATATTTGGGTGACGAAATGTTCACGAAATATGCGAATCCTGACGAAGTGTCTAATGCTGTAAAAGCGAGGCGCGCCGTAGCCAAATGGCTACAGTGCGAAGCTACCAACGCCCAAACTAATACCCGTTTACTCTTCGGCAGCTATGCTGAAGAATATGGCGAGGAATTAATTGGTGACGTTAGCATATCCCGGCTCCTTAGAAAAACGCGTCTAATAATCGCGAATATCTTAGGTCCCATCCCGTCTGTAGCGCTTAAAGTGCGCGAACAGGATGTTTACCGGCTAGTTACAGAAGGTCACGACCACGGAAGTGGTCCTGTGGGCATTAGTAAAGCCCTATCCTTCTTGAGTGAATCGGGGAATCCCGATTACTCTTCCATCTTGCGGCTAATAGCCCCAACGAATGGTGCAACTACTGATGTGCGCCGAGGGCCGCTAGCGGCCCTTGCTAAGTTACAAGGTACACCCGACATTTCGGCAAGTGCGATAGAACATCTTACGACGTTCTTGCTCGGTGGTGAGTGCCGTTCAATCGATGAATTTAATTTATCGATGGCGGCGAGTCTCTTTGGAGACCTCTCAACACACGAGGCATCCGAAATGTTTACTGTTCCCAAGAAGTCAGACATAGATAGAGTAGCTTGTAAAGAGCCGTCTATCAATGTGCTGCTACAAAGATCGGTGGGTAAAACCATTAAAAAACGGTTACGGAAGGTCGGTATAAATCTAACCGACCAATCCAAAAACCAGAACCTAGCGCGAGTAGCATTGCGCAAAGATCTGGCTACCGTTGATCTGAGTTCAGCGAGTGACTCCATTTCGAACCAGCTTGTCATTGACATGTTGCCTTTTGAGTGGTATTCACTTCTAGATGACCTACGTTGCAAGGAAGTTTTAATTCCTGCAGCTCTGCACCCTACAGGTACGGATACGATCCATATTCCAGAGATGTTCTCATCAATGGGAAATGGTTTCACGTTCGAACTTGAGTCCCTGATTTTTTATGCGGCGGCGCGAGCCGTCGCATGGGAGTTCGGTGTAAAAGGTCAAATCTCTGTATTTGGAGACGACATTATCTGTCCGATCCAAATGGTAGAAGAGTTGTTCGCATATTTTTCCTATCTGGGGTTTACCCCTAATGAGAAGAAGACGCACTCATCCGGAGAATTCCGGGAGAGTTGCGGCGAGCACTTCTTTAGAGGACTTCAAGTGTCTCCTTTCTACATCAGAAAGAAGATCACGTCCGTCCATGATTTGATTCTACACCTTAACCATCTTGTGAAATGGGGGGCTACCCCTGTTTATTGGTCTTATTCCGGTTTCGGCCGGACTAAGCGCCTTTTCACACTTGATGGTCCAATGGCCTTGTTCCATAAAAAATGGAGCAAGTTCATTCCTCCAGTACTTTTTGGAGGTCAGGATGTAGACGATAATACAGCATTGGTAACAGGATGTAAGCCACGGAAGCGGCTTATCCCCGTTATGAAAGAAGTTTCTGTTGATGATTATCAACAAGAATCTCTTGTCCAATGGATGATGCAAAACTCGCTTAGACAACGAGTGCTGTATCACGGACGTTCCTTGGATCACCTACTCGACCGTTCTTGTTCCTCCTATACAGGAGCTGACAAGGACAATACAGTAGAAATGATTACCAAGGTCACCAGGGAAACCGGTCGTGTCAAATATGGCAAGAACCGGGCCTGGTGG